CTAACCCTGCCATTGCTACGGCATGGCCTACACCTATTTAATTATGATTACCCTTATCCGTCCCGTTCTGTTCTCTTTTATCCAATCTCCAAAGGTCAAACGATTGATTATTGACCTGCTGCGGAAGTTGGCTTCTACAACAGACAATACAGTTGATGATCAAGCTGTAGATTTTATTGAGCGTGGATTGTTTGGTGCTGAGTAATGGAGTGGGTAGACCCTCCTAAACTACCCTCTCTAAGCCTCCCTGAGGCTCCTAATTTACCCATACCTATACTGGAGGTACCACGAGCAGATGTGCCGTCTTACAGGCCGCTTGTGGTGCCTCCTAACACGCTTAGGCCGCCTCCAGGGATAGAGGGTATTGACTCTGATCCTGCTCCTGAAGCAAAGAAAGAGACTCCTACTACTGCTAAACCACAACCTATAATTCCACCTGAAGCTCAGATCGTAGAGATTCCGTTCACGGACATTGAAGTCCCGATGCCTAGTACTACGATCATGACTACTGCAGCTACTACAGCGTTTATCTCTGTAGGTGCCACACTTGCTGCTACATCACTGTTTAAATACCTAGTGATGATTATGAAACCAATAATTAAGCAAGCATGGAACAAGTTACAAAAAAAGAAAACGCCAACGAAAAACCAAAAAATTTCCTAGCTAAGGTCAAGGAAAACACTGAAGATGAGATCCAGATCCTAGGTACATTTGTCCGTTTGGGCGTTGTAGTCTGGAGTGGTTTTATTATTACACTTAATTATGTTGAGCTACCCATGATCAAAAAAGGTCAGAGTGGTGGTGACATAACTTTTGTTGCTTCTGTGTTTACTGGAGCACTTGCTACTTTTGGCCTGTCTACATCCAATAATAAATCTAATAACAAATCTCCTGATCCCAAAAAGAAAGAAGAATGAAACGTTTACTACTTTTATTGTTTTTAGCTAGCCCGGTATCTGCTCAGGTTACTCCTAATTTTACTCAAGGTTCAATGCAGTCAACGACAACCACCACCATTGACATTGACCGAACGATTGAGACTGAAGTATATGGTGGTGATTACTCATCATGGTCTGGAACGAACGTAACACCAAGCGGGGACATTGCGGACACCGCTACAACCTATTCAGTAACCAACGCTGGCGAGCAATTTCAACTAGAGATTGTAGTCAGGGACGCTGGACTAATCCAAGAAAGCCTAGTAACAGAAACAATCGAACAAAATACTGTTACTACTTCCTTATCGGTCTTCTCTCAATAAGCCCTGCTTACGCAGAGGACCCTAAGGTACAAAACACATCTAGCCCTGTAGCTGCTGCTACGGGCAATGTGACCAATCAGGCGGTGCAATTCCAGAACAATGGAGCACCGTCTAGGCAATACTTTGCAGGTAATAATAGTTGCAATGGAACAACCATGCAATTCTCGCCCTTTTATATGGGCAACGATACTATTCCTTACGAGCATAGCGGGTATGTACGCAGCAATAACTACGGCGTACAACTAAACTTCTCTGTACCACTAGACGGTGGTATGATTGAGACCTGTAAAGCTATAGCCCGCAAGCATGAACAGAAAATGAGGCTTGATTACGAGCTTGTTCGTGCTTTAAAATGCACAGAAATCATGAAAACTGGGTTCACGTTCAGACCCGGCAGTCGTGTCGAGATGCTTTGTCACGACATCGTACCAATCGTATCCCTTGAATAATGGAAGCAATAGTCGCTGCTGTCATTGCAATAGTAGCTGGCGGCGCAACTCTAAATAACAGGCTACATAGTCGAATAAATAACGTACATGACCGCATTAGTGGTCTTGACAGGCGTATTGATGCTATTGAATTAAGTGTTGCTCAAGACTACGTGTCTAAAGCTGACCTATCAGTCATGGTACAACGCATGGAGGATCACATGGTACGTATTGAAAACAAACTAGATCAAATTGTTCTACGTAATGGCTAAAAACCGTGCAAGTGAAGACACTTTTAACGAGCTTCACAGTCTTATCACACGGGAGTTCTTAACGAGAATCAAAGCAGGCGAGGCTACCACACAAGATTTAAAAGCGGCTTGTGACTGGTTAGCTAAAAATGACATAACTGGTGTAGCTGTTGAGGGTTCTGCTCTCAGTGGCCTTGCTGATATTATGCCAACAATCAACTTTGATGAAGTACAAAAAGCAGTAAGACGCTAACGATGGCTCCCAAAACAAAACCCTACAACCAACTACGCAAAAGTGCGAAAAATTACCGCGACAATGCAGCCGCTCGACGTCATAAAAACGCAACGAATCGGCAAATTAACAAACGCGAAGACCGCAAAGCCTACCGCGCAGAGCACAACAAAGTCAGACGACAAGCCGGTGCCTACGGTAAAGGCGGAAAAGACTTCTCGAAAACCACAAAGGGTACGTTCGTCCGCGAAGACCCCTCCAAAAACCGAGCCAGAAACCGGAGCAAGCTGACTATCAGATGACTCCTCTGTTGCCTACTCCTGATCATTACCTATACAACCTAATAACCATGACATCCCCAGAAGCTAAGCGCCTTTGGAGGCGTGCTATCAAAGAGCACTTCAACTGTCAATGTGTTTATTGTGGAGAATCTTATGAATTACATGAACTTACTCTTGACCACGTCCATCCTCGTTCTTTGGGTGGAGAAGATCTTACGAGCAATCTGGTATCCGCTTGTACCCATTGTAATCAGGACAAAGGAAGCAACAACTGGCTAAGCTGGATGCGTGAAACATTCGGTACGCATCCTCAACGTGAACAACTAATTATTTCGCACATTAAGTAATGGCTTCAAAAGTTAAACCCGGTACTCCTCACCCTAATAAAGGTGGTTTGGTGATGGGTACTAAAGGACGGTATGTAGCTAAGTCTACATATGCAAAACAAAAAAAGGCAGCAACAGCTAAACCTGCTAAAGCACCCCAACAAAAAGCTTTACCACCTGCAGGTAAATCTAGTGGCAGTCAACGCCGCTTTCAAGCAGAAGACAAAGCTACTAAAGCAGCACGAGGTACTAAAGGTACACAGACTCGTGCAGGCGGAACATCTAACCTTGCTCGATCTTCAGCTTTATCTAAAGTATCTAGAGTAGCAAAAGCTGGAAGAGTCCTAGGCCCTGCTGCCCTTGCTGTTAGCGGTGCTGCAACAGCTAAAAACTTAGCAGATAGCTTAAAAAGAGGTGAAGGTTTTGCTTCGCTTCCAAAAGTAGCTAGGGCTATTGCTAAGGATAACAGCAAAGCTAATAAAGGAAGAACAGGACGTTCTGGAGCTAAGCGTAGGCAAGCTAATCAACCTAAGGCAGCCTCTACACCTTCTAAAACAACTAGCCGTCAAAAGACTAACCGTCGTGGACGAGTTATAGGTTCTAACAACCCATCAGTTAACCCAGCACGTCGTGGTATGTCTAACATTCCGCCTGGTGAAGGTACAGGTAAAGGCTCACCTAATGATAAAAAGCCAGCTTCTACACCCTCTACTACTAAATCTTCTACACGCTCTACTAAACCTAAAGTTGAAAAGAAGAGTAGTGTTAGCGGCATAGGTCCTGTCAAAAGCGGACGTAGGTATTCTGTTGATGTGTCTGGTAAATCAGTATCAAGACAGAACGTTGACCAACTCCGTAAAATGGGTCCTAACAGCGAGCGTTCTAAAAAGCTTCGTGAAGAAGCTAAGCAAAAATCACTTGCTCAAGGCAAGAAAAACAAAGAACGTAACAAACGTCGTAGGTTCGGACGGGGCTAGAAGCCTCTAGAACCCCTCTTAAACTCCTCTAGGGTGGAATCCTACCTAACACACCCTAGAGGCCCCTTACAAAAGCATATAGAATGCATACAGACTCTCTTGAAGCTAACCTTAGATCAGACTTTAGATACTTTCTTACTGCTGTCTGGGCTCACCTCAAACTTCCACAACCAACCCGTGCTCAACTCTGCATTGCAGAATACCTTCAGCATGGCCCTAAACGATTACAAATCCAAGCCTTCCGTGGTGTAGGTAAAAGCTGGATCACAGCAGCATTTGTTCTATGGACACTCTTTAATAACGCTGATAAAAAGATCATGGTAGTATCTGCATCTAAGGATAGAGCAGACTCCTTCTCAATCTTTTGTCAACGCCTTATCCTTGAGGTAGAATGGCTTGCACACCTAAAACCTAAATCAGATGACCAAAGATGGTCCAGAGTATCCTTCGACGTGGGACCGGCTAAACCTCACCAAGCTCCTTCGGTCAAGTCTGTTGGCATTACTGGTCAGCTTACTGGTAGCCGCGCTGACCTTATGATTCTTGACGACATAGAAGTTCCTGGCAACTCAATGACGGAACTCATGCGGGAGAAATTATTACAACTCTGTACTGAAACTGAATCAATCCTAACACCTAACGCAGACTCTAGAATTATGTTTCTAGGGACTCCTCAAACTACGTTTACAATCTATCGTAAGCTTGCTGAACGTAACTACAGACCATTTGTTTGGCCCTCCCGTTATCCTAAGAAACTCGCTAACTACGAAGGTCTACTAGCCCCACAGCTTGTAGAAGATATTGATAACGGTGCTGAACCCTGGGAAGTAACTGACCCTGACAGATTTAGTAATGATGACCTTATTGAACGTGAAGCAGCAATGGGACGCAGCAACTTTATGTTGCAGTTCATGCTTGACACAACGCTTAGTGATGCCGAGAAGTTCCCACTTAAAATGGCTGACCTTATTGTCACCTCTGTCAATCCTACTACTGCTCCTGAATCCATCATCTGGTGTAGCGACCCCCAAAACATTATCAAGGACGCTCCAACAGTCGGATTACCTGGAGATTATTTCTACTCTCCAATGCAGCACCAAGGATCCTGGGATTCTTACTCCGAGAGCCTCTGCAGCATTGACCCGTCGGGCCGTGGTACAGATGAAACAGCGGCGACTTATATCTCCCAACGCAACGGTTTCCTGTACGTGCATGAAATGCGAGCTTACAGAGACGGGTACAGTGACAATACACTCCTGGACATACTAAGAGGTTGTCGTAAATTTAAAACGACTAAACTCCTTATTGAAACTAACTTTGGTGACGGTATCGTCGCTGAACTCTTTAAAAAACACCTGATCCAAACTAAACAAAACATTGACATCGAAGAAGTCCGCGCTAATGTCAGGAAAGAAGATCGTATCATCGATGCTCTTGAGCCTGTCCTTAATCAACACCGCCTTGTTATTGATCGTGCTGTCATCGATTGGGACTATAACTCAAACCCAAAAGCTGCTCCAGAAGAACGTCTCCTCTATATGCTCTTCTATCAGATGAGTCGCATGTGCAGAGAGAAAGGCGCTGTTAAACACGATGACAGACTTGACTCCCTAGCACAAGGTGTAAAATACTTTACAGATGCTATGGCTATCTCTGCTAACCATGAGATCGCTAAACGTAAATTTGAAGAATGGAAAGACCTAGAACAAGCTTGGAAAGATGACCCTCAGTCAGCCGCTAACCACATGGTTTTTGGTATGACATACAAACAAAGACAAGAAGCTAGAGGTAAGACAAAAAACTCAGTACCTAACTGGGTTTCTAACATTAGATGACGGTAATAGGCCCCTATAACACGGGGAGTGGTGCCCTCGTGTGTGGAAAAAGCGGTCAATTAGGAGAGGGATGACAAACTTTCTCTCTCCTTTACTAATGGAAGATGAGGTGAAGGAGGAACGACTGAACCATCTTCTCTATTAGTTCTTTTTCTTCTTACTCTAGTAAGACTACTAGATACCACATATATATCATATATACTCATATATGCACACCGCTAAACTAATTTCCATTACACCTAAAGCAGAAGAACTCATAGCATACTGTGCAAGAGTATCTAATCCTGCTAACCAAAACAACCTTGAGACAGCACCCCGTCTCCTTAAATACCTTATCAAACATAGGCATTGGTCTCCGTTTGAAATGGCTAACATGGTTGTAGAAATCAAAACAACAAGAGCTATCAGTGCTCAAATCCTTAGACACAGATCATTCTCATTCCAAGAGTTCTCTCAACGGTACTCACAAGTTCAATCTCTACCTCTGCCTCCTCTGCTTCGTAGACAGGATGTTAGTAATAGGCAGAACAGTATTGATGATATACCGTTGGCTGAACAATATGCTTGGCAAGATCAAATCAATGACATGTATAAAAAAATGCATGGATTGTATGACAAGATGATTGATGCTGGTATTGCTAAGGAATGTGCACGAGACGTCCTTCCTATCGGCTCAGAGACGACTTTGTACATGAATGGTACGATTAGGTCTTGGTTACATTACATCGACCTTAGAGCGTCTCCTGAGACCCAGCTAGAGCATCGTACGATTGCTGAAGGTTGTAAGAATCTTATTCATGATGCTATGCCTGCTGTCTATGAAGCTATGTGGTGCTGATTATGTGTACTCTTTTGTTGTCTTTGTTTATTGTAGGGGGCGTTGAGATCGCCCCTGAGGTCTATATGATTGAGTATCTGGAGGGTGGTAGGGTTAGTAGGGTTCTTATCCCTACAGAAGACGCTGCTAGGTGCTTTGAACAGCCTTAAATTTTGACATAATTTTGTCAAGCCTATTATATACGCTGGCACAGTGGCGCTACCCCCGTGCCGGCTGCTGGATTGGCACACTGAGGGTATATGTGGCACATTTGGCACGGAACAGGGGCATATATGTAACGCGCACGTGCATGCGATCGTGTATCTCTCGCGATCTGTCCGCGACCACATGGACAAGTGTCACAAGGTGATGGCACGATGGGCCGGTCGGATGTAGGTTGCTTGCAACGAGATGAGAACCGGAACGCCACCGGTCACACTCACTCGTTACCGTCAGTCATCGACTAGCTCTGACTTGACCCAACAGCTATCATTGAGGCACGGCACGCCAGCCGGTAAGCAAACCTCATTCCACCAGTTCATTGCCACCACACTATGAACACCACCGACTTTACCTTCGACCAACTCAACGAGGCTCTGCTCTCTTGCACTCCTTGTTGCCTGACTCATGAGACCAATGAGGATGGCGATCGAGCCTTTGCATTGCGTGACGGCTGCGGCGATCAGATGGGTGATCTTTTTGATGACCTGTTTGATGTGTACGACTACATCAGCAACAACAGCGACGTTTCCAGCTATTTAGCAGATCCTGCTTGATCCAATGTTAACATTCATTGCAGCCATCACCTTTGCAGCCGCTGCCTGCTCTACAGTGCCATCAGTCAGTCTTCTCCTACTCATGGCAGGGGCTGGCTTTATCA